CATGTACTCATGCGTACGCCCACGTGTCTCTTTAATAAGATCAATGGCGTAGTCAAACACTGGTCGGATTGGGATGTCGTGCAAGCCTAGCTGTTTAGCGATTGATCCACCTGCTAACCCCAACGATGCGATCAAAGCCCAATATCGTTCTGCGTTACGGATACCACCAGCGTTTTCTACGCGCAGTTGAACTTCAGCCAGCTTGGCTTGCACCATAGGCAGTTGCGCTACGAGCGCTTGAGCAAACGGCTCGATGGCATGACCGTAGTTATTTAACAGCTTGCCGAAGTGTTGCCGTGCCCATGTTGCGTCATCATGCGGATCAGGTTTGATGTTGATCTCTAGGATACGTTTGAGTTCTCCATCGGGGAAGCCCTTAATAGATAGCAGTGCGTCAGTCACGTACCGATTGGATGATGTGATTAGCCCCGTCTGAAACTTGGTGTGGTTAAGGCGTTCTGCGTTGTCGTGTTGCTTGAGTCGGTTCTTGCCACGGCCAGACGTTACGTCATAGACTTGTTGCGACATCTGCTCTGGAGGCATGTTCGTGATCTCGTCCATAGTCACGGCAAAGTTCTGCATGACACCAAGACGTTGCATACGGCTGTTGTATGTATCCTTCGGGGCAAGCAAGAGTTCCTTAGGGCGACCATAGATTGAGTTGATGGTCTGCAAGATTGTGGTCTTACCTGAGCCGGACTCACGGCTTACCAAGTTGAGTAAGAAACCATCGAGTGCCGTGAACTTCATCAGCATCGTGCCAAAGCCCATGAAGAAAGCAAACGCACGTGGCTCCATACCCTCTCGACCATAGACGTTGATTGTGTCCTTCCATGTTTGAAAGTCGCCCTTGCATTGGAACAGCGGTATGTTTGGTAATGTGGCTGATGATGGTGGGCTGTAAACAATTTCTGTTGCCCTGATCTCACGGTCACCCACAATGATTGCCGAGTCGTCCTCAAGCCAACCAAATTGTTTGTGTGCTTTTTCTGCTTTACCGGTCATTTGTAAATCCTCTACCCATTTGGCTACATATTGCATAAGTGTGTCCTGCTTCTTCCCAAGCGCGGTGATGCCGTGTTGGGCAATCGTCCCAATAAATCTTTCTTTAGACAGCACGTTGGCCAGAGGCATGATGAAGTCTCTGACACCATCTTTTGGTAAGTGCAGTCGTAGCAGCAGCGTCTCACCCAAGTCAGGGTCTTGCATACGCTTGACCACATAAAAGTCGTATGGGTACACGATGTCGTCGATGTCTTCCCCATCTTTGTTTTTGGTGTGCACGAATATGCCACCTGACTTGCCACGGAAAAACGGAAAAGGAAACTTAGGGATAACGTACGTCTTGGCTTCTTTTGTCTCAGGCTCAAGATCAGTGACTATGTTGTCATCACCTTCTGCCTCAACAATTTCCCGACCCAACTGAATCGGGGATGTGAACTTGTGCTTACAGCCTTCGCAGCCCTTGGGGTTTAGCTTCTTAAATGTCTCGCACGTGTACGGGCCTTTGGTCTCGTTGGCTTTCTTCTCCGTAGTGTTTGCGTTGTAGTCAGGATGCTTCTTGGAAATAACGTGGATTGCTTTGTCACGGTCAGAACACTGATGCGCAATCGACAGCCCTGCTCTCCACAACGGCTCGTCAACTGTGTCTTGGTTGTCGTAGATGTCGGCAATCTGAGCGCAACCTTCACCCTGCACAGACTTGAGTAAGATGGTTTTAAACTTGGACTCACTCGCACCCATGAGCGCTAAAGTTACTGGATCAAGTTGGCGTTTAAATTCAGACTTGTCCAACATAGACAAGATGTCTTGCGTAGGCTCCAGCAACTCCTTCATCTTGTTGTTGGGTACTACAGGCGCAAGGTAGAGAACCTCTACAGGGATTGGGTTGAACGGGTCTTTAAGGTGGTTACTCCCAAGAACGCGCAACACACGTGCCGCATCTGCTGGCACAGCGTAGTCAATGTCAAACTTGTGTTCCGTACACAGTGCCTTCAATTGCTCTGCATGTGGCTTCCACTCGGTCTTGAGCATCGACTCTTCAAGAATCCAGTACACATGTGCACCACGCCCTGATTGCAAGATGGTAGGGCGCGGTAGATTCGTAGCCTTGCAAAATACTTTCAGCGCAACAAGGCCATCGTTGAGCGTTGGATACGGCTTGCCCTCACCACAGTCGAGGTCAATGAAAAACGATTTGAGGGAAATAGCGTTTACTGCGTAGCGACCATTTTCCTTGGGGCCAAACTTGGCCATGCCATAAAAGGCGTTGAAGCCATCGGCTTGTAGGCCGTCTGACTGTGCACTCAATTCTTCAATCGTGGTTGCAAACTGCTGGCGCACCCGATCTTTGTCATTCTCTTTCCTATTGCCCCAACTGCAATAGTGCTCACCATCTTTTAGAGGTGGTAATACCATTGCGAGGAAGCTGTTCCTCATTATCATTAGCCGTCCTTAAATTTGCCGTCATAAAGGGAATTGGGCAGGGCGGTGACGGCACCCGCCTTTTCGGAGATCAGCCTAGCCCACCCAAACTTTTACGCCAACTTTGTTATCAGTTTTTGCATCTTGTCTGCATGCTTTCCAGACACTACCGTCTTGCCACGGAACCATGCGTAAACAGTTACTCGACTTACACCGAAGAACTCAGCAACGTCCAAGACTGGTATGTCTCGTTTGATACAAATCTTGCCCAATTTAACACCGAGCAAGTTTGGGTTGGCGTCATCAATCTCTTGTACTGTTAGGGTAGAGTAACCTTTAGCCATCAGTCATCCCACTCTTCAAGGATCTTAGACACGTCCTTCTTCTCAGTGGCTTGCTCTTCTTTCTTGACACGCTTTGTAGGCTCTTCAACAGACTCAGCTTTTACCTTCTCTGCTTTAGGCGCTGGAGTATCGTCACCACGCATGTCAGCCAACGGATCAGCGGCAGGTACAGGTAACTTAGCAGGTGCCTTAGCGCCATCAAGTTCAGCCACAGTCATTGTGATTGCTTTGACCGCAGTGTCAGACTTGCCTTGCTCAATAGCGGCTAGTGCATCTTCACGATCAAGAACCTTGATAGGCTTGAACGTCAGCTTAGGCGTAGCGCTGTCTGTGTCAAAGCGCATCTCAGTAACAACAGTAGAGATTGGAATACCCTTACCGCCTAACATCTTTGCATACGTTTGAAGAGGCCACTTCCCAGGAGCGCCTTCTCCAAAGATAGATTGACCGGGCAACGTCAATTGGAAGATGTCTCCCTTGATGTCGTTAGCCAACACGACTGCAAGACGCTGGCTGTAGCGGCATGCTTTAGATTCGCCTTGGCCTGAGCCTTTAGCATTTTGCTGGCAGTCCACGCAACGCTTGGCTTGTGGGTTGTGCGACTTGGCATCGGGCACGTCACCTTCAGCAGACCAGCAATCAGGAGCGGATATCTCACCTTCCTTGTATGCACCTGCGTAGAACGTACGTGATGTCTTGGGTGCGGCGTTAACCACGATGACGTTCATTGAACGCTCTTCATTTTTGGCAATCTCTTTACCGTTAATCATCATGCGCCACACGCCACCTTTGATTGAGATGCGCTTGACGCCACCACCGCCACCGCCCATAAGCGATTTGGTAATGTCATCGAGTTCAATCTCTTTGAGGTAAGCGGGTAGACCTGAGTCCAGCATAGCGAGGTCGTTGCTCATAGAATTCTCCTTAACGTTTTGTGATAACTACAGTTTGGTTTACGTCCGCATTCAGACCCGGCGGAAGTAGGTCGGGGTACTCCTCAAGAAACTGAGACATGTTCGCAGAGTTGATGCGTTGAAACATCAGCGAAAAAGCATCATGATCCTTGATGAATTTGTAGAACGAGTCCCAATCACTAGTCCAGTAGTTCTTGGTTACCCGCTTAGACACGGTACCGAATTCGGTACGTATTGTTTGTGCGCCCTGCTCTTTGCAAATCTCCAGTAGCTCAAGACCAATGATGTCTTGTTGCTCTTTTAATTTAGCAGCTTGCTTTTCTATCTCACGTCGCTTGTCACGTATTTTCACGTAGACCCTAGCCAATTGATCGGCTTTTAATTCTGACATTTGCACTCTCCTTTTGTCGGATAGTTTTAATATAGGGCCTCTACTTTACATTGTCAAGTGGTTTCTTCAACAATATTTTTGTAGAGGTCGATGAGCCTAGTATGGATGTCCACCTTGTCGGACAGCATTGCGTAGATTCTTTTCTCTACGGGACTGCCTTGGATGTGAACAACCGTACAAGGGTTGCGTTGGCCTGCACGATGCACACGTGCGTTGGCTTGTAGGTATGTTTCTGTTGAAGTGATTGGCCCCCACCACACGACTACGTTAGCCGCATGCAACGTCACGCCATGAGCGGCTGCTTGTGGTTGGATCACCAACACTTGTGGATTTGTTTCTGTTTGGAACTTAGCAAATATTTCCGTGCGCTTGTTGACAGGCACACTGCCATTGATTACTTCGCATGGAACGTTGTTCACTTTTAGTTCTTCGGCAATGATCTCAATCGCATGTCGGAACGGCACGAACACAATCACCTTGTGGCTTGCCTCTTCAATCACCTCTAGCAGTGCAGTCATGCGGGACTTGGCATCAAACGAAATTGTTTCACCAGTATCCGAGTAGACCGCACCACAAGAAAGCTGAAGCAACTTGTTTAGGTTAGCGGCGGCGTTCACTGTAGTGATCTCTTCACCAGCCGCCACAGCCATCATGTTCTTTTTCAACGTGTCGTAGAACTTTTGCTGTTGTGCAGACAACGGTACTTCCCGTGTGGTGTACGTCATGTCGGGCAAGTCGAGGCACTCTTTCTTTGTAAAACGTATAGCGGGTTGCAACGCTTCGTGCACCGTAATCTCCGATGATTTCTTTGGCACCCACTTGAACTGCGTGATCTTGTGCATGACTTGATCTCGGAACGCACCATAGAATTTAGGCACACCGCTAGGGTTGATGATCTTGGCTAGGCCATACGCATCAGTCGGGGACTGCGATGCAGGAGTACCAGTCATCATCCACACCCACATGTCAGGAGCAATGGCGGAGCTAAGAGTCTTCCAACGTTTTGTAGAAACTGTTTTGTATGCGTTAGCTTCATCAACAACAATCAAGTCGAACCCACCCTTCTTGATAGCATCCTTGATGATCTCCAGCC